ATCTGTTTTGTAAACTGTTTTTGCATAATTGATACCTTTTCCTACAACTCTGTTTGAATGGGTATCTGTAATAGGTGCGCCCCTATCCATCCAAATAGGTAATACTTTAATTAACTCATCAACTATGGTAATTTCTCCTTGTTTATCTTTTACCTGAACAGTAAGATAACCTTCAAAAAACCTATCATCTCCCTGAATTGGGTGTAAGCTTTTTGTAACAAGACCGTTAAAGAACAGTTCTTCTTCCATACTAGATAACAATGTATATCGTATATAAATATTAAGTAAAAAAAGGGAAGGAGGTTGGTAAAATAATACCTACTTGTTTAATCCTTTTTTGCTTTAGTAACAGCAAAATCAGCTGCGAAACCAGTTGTCAAACCTATCAAGGCTAAACCAATTTCACCTACGCCCTCTACAGATATTGCTTGCGATACTCCTAGAGCTGCAAATGTAGAGATGATTAAAGCACCAGCGAGTTTCCTTGCAGAGTAAGATTCCTCACTATGTAGGTAACCTCTCAAAGTGTTTAATCCTGCACCAACTACTGCTGCTACAACAGTTATTAATACTGGATCTACCATAATAATCTCGCAGAATAGGTGTATTTAAACTTTTATTTTATTAATAGGAATGAATCTAGAATCTCCTTTACCCAGTTACAGTGGGATTTCTTATTTTCTTTTTTTTCCACCATTTTTACCCCACTCATGTGCTTCTCTAGATATAGAAAGACCAGTTATAAAAGTAGCTGAAATAAATGCTATGACAACCATAGCTTCAAAAGATAAACCAATATCATAAATAGACTCGGCAGCATTACCACCAACTAAAGGAGAGAAAAAGGATATACCAAAGTTACCACCTATTCTGGCAATTGGCTTTATAATACTCATATATCTACTTATATACTAGGTATATAAATTTACTCTCTAGGAACAAGAAACTTTTCCTTAATCATACCTAATAAAATTTTGGGGTTATTAAGAACCATATATGTAAATTCAGAATCTCCATGTGTCTTACCACTAAACTTACCACATTTATAACACAAATCTATTTCATGCGCACCGTCAGTGTAACCGTACATTCTAGCACCACATTCACAATCCATATTTGTTCATAGAAGGGTTAATTAATAAGTATTTTGTATGTAGTGTATGGCAACATCAATATATGTATATCAAACAATGGGTGATTTTCTGAAAGTATATGGAGATAAAATTTATGCAAAAGAGTTTTGTACCGACATACTCGATATGTATATAGCCGAAGGCGAAAAATTATGGGTGGTTACAGATGTCACAAAAGAAGTAGCAAGACCAGAACTAAACAGAACAATAGTTCATTTCTATGCTAATGAAGTTAAGAATTATTTAACAGGTAAAGAGAAACTAATCTTATACGAAAAAATTTCTTTTAATCCTAAAAAAGGAAGGATAGAATTCTTTTCAAGAAAGTTTAAAGAACCTGAACTCTTCTTTAGAATAGGAAGATACTATGGAGATGAACTAAAAAAGAATACAAAGATAAACTATAAGCATAGATTCTATGATTTTACAACAAATAGAATGAATTTTATTATAGAATAATTATTTTCTGTGTGATTGTGGTGTTTTCATTAGTATAGCCCAGTCTTTACCTAACTTTCTTTTCATACTCTTCCAAAATGGATCAGCACCAAACATACCACCATCCTTATTATACTTCTTTGTTACATCAGCTATACGTCTATGACATGGATTACAGAATCTACCGTTGATTTGTTCAATATGAAACTTATATTCACCACAAAAGAAGCATAAACCGTACATTTTCTCGGAAACTTTTGCTAAAAGTGGTTCTCTACCACGTTTTCCTGCACAATCTCCACATATATCAGCTATAGTTGCACTAGTTGCATCAACTTTTAGACAGTTAAGACACACAGCTTCCTTATAATTACTGACTCTAGTGTACTCATCCTTCTGATGTTTTTCCCATAGTTTCTTACCAACATAAGTTCCACCAGTATCTACTGGTAATTTAGTTGCCATTATTTATCAGCCAGACCTATTTTCTTTAATGCATCTTGCAAAATGATATAAATGTTATTTGCTTCATACTCAGAGTATGCTTTAGCGTTTAACTCAATACCAATTTCATTCCAAGTAGCTATAACATCAGTCATTCTTTCAACTCGAGTTGCTGTAACCTGTGTACTAGTTTTAGCAACCTTCTTAATAACAACGTTACTTTTTTTAGGTTCTGTAATATCAGTTTTCTTTGTTTTCATCTTCCCACCTCCTCATACTATCAAACTCTTGCTTAACTAAATCCCTAGCACTTCTAACAGTCATATGTGCATCTTTACGTAGTTGTGCGATTGTTTTCGATTTTGTCCAGCCAAAATCCACGGATGTCTGTAAGACGTTCTTTACAACATTATAGTTGTCAGGGGTAATACCATCTGGATAAGCTTTTTGGCTCAAACTAGTTCCAGATCCACTTGAAGGGTGTCCTTGTCCAACACCACCGACATCACTTGGTCTTCTTCTACTTGGTTGTCCTTCAAAGTCTTGTGTATCTTCATCTGGTGCTGCTGTACCTCTACCTCTACCTTGTTTTTGCTGTGCATCCATTCCTATCATATCGGCAGCATTAAATGCAGTATCTTTCGAAACCTTAAACTCACCAGTGTGTGTTCTTGTAATATCAAAGCCCATAGCTTGCATGGCTTGCATATTTTGTATTTCAACACCTTCTATTTGCAAATCTCTTAGTTTATCTGTTTCTTCTCCTGTCTTTAATCTTAATTCCCAATCTTCTATATTAAGCATTTGTGCAATCTTTCTGAAAAATGCTTTCATAAGTATGTCTTGTCCCCATTTAACTGCTCTGTTAGTAATGGTTACTTGCAATCCTTCTTGCGACCAACCAGAAGGTAGTTCACCAAAGTATAAAGGCAAAACACCATATACTGCACCAATAATCATTCTAAGTTCTTTTCTAATATTAATAAACTCTAACTCTTTAAGCGAACCTGTAAAGTCAAGCCACTGTGCCATGTTCTTATTTCCTTTATCACTCTCAACAAGTAGTGGGTGTATCATATATGGATCTTCTTGTGCTTTCTGCTCTAGTACATCCATAGACTTTCTAAATGTCTCATAGTTACGTGATGCAATAACAAGTAAACCTCTTGGTGGTCTCATCTTATCGAAATATTTTCTAATATATTCGTCCATATGCGATAGGGACATTGCCTTACTCCATACAGAGTAAATTGGCGAATAGCCGTAAATTAAACTTGGTTTATACTTTCCTGCCTTCCATATAACTTCACCCTCACCATATATAACACGTTTTGGCTGTGGAATGCCTATAGAATAAACGGAGTTAACTTCACATACAGCTTTCAAAGCTTCAGCTCCACATCGTTCACATACTGGTTCACTTAGTCTTTTATCTCTATGTTCAAACCGTGGGCATACGAATATTTGGTTACGTTTATCATCATAACCAACTCTTCCGTCAGAGTCAGCAATCATTGCCACCTGTGGTGGATCTATACGTAAGAATTCTTTTATTTCTGTTCTATCATGGTTTATTCTGTTTGTAGTGTCATCTATGTAATAGTTCTTTAGACATAGTAGATATGCGTTATCAGCTATCTCCAAGTCACGTTCAAGCTGGCGAGATACATCTTCCAAGTTTTGATCGTTACCGTTAATTGGGTTAGCTAGTAAATCTTCTAATTTCTTTCTATGTTCTGGCTGTGGTCTTAATAGTTCAGTTGAACCACAAGTATCACACTGGAGATTAGCTTGTTCTGTTTGTTTATTGACTAATGCCTTACGTTTTGGTATGTAGTTAGCTTCATTATCCTGATTAGATGCAAATGGCTGATCATCTGGTTTGTCTCCTACTGTTGGTTCATATTGGAACTCTTTGCTGCAATTTGCACATTTATATTTGTATTTCTCTACTACTTCAAATCCATTCTTAAACATCTCACGGTTTAAAGTCTCAATAGGTATTCTGAGTGCATCTATGTTGTCTGCCAACTCATATATCATAATAAGTGGAAATGGGAAAATTGGGAGTTTTGCACCAGTGTCTGTACTCATATAAGGTTGTGCTATACTTGGTCTTGTGGTATTTTCTGTATATCCTTTAGTGACATCCTGTCTTCCGAATACTTTCCTTATAGAATCGGTAAAACCCATATATAATCCATAGAAGAGTCACTTATAAACTTTGTCTAGAAGCGTTAAGTTTATGTAACAGATTTGTAAAGCTCTTTTGGTGCTAGTGGTGTGAGTTTGCATACCGTTTAACGGAGGACTGGAGTAACTAACCAGCTAGCACTAAACATTATAAATAGGGAGTATTTAAATCAGATCATGGAAGTAAATGAACAAGAAAGTATGGGTAACGCTTGTGAGTTTGCATTACTTAGTATTAGAAATATGATTATTCCTCCAGTTGATATGATAAATAGTAAAGATGATTTAGAAACATTTCTAGGAACCCTCTCTGGTATAATGGCAGGATGGGGTATGATAATTAAAGAGAATGATCCCAAGTTATATAAAAGCCTACTTAATTCATTAGAAAAGATGGCTAAGAATCATGGTTGAATTGAATGTTAAGGACTTTAACGAAATCCTAAGTTGGTTCACATTAAAGTATGGTAAGGAGAAACCAGAGAATATACCCCAGCAAGCTTATAAAACATTCTGGAAACTAACATTTCTTGTTGAGGATGCACTGGAAGAGATAAAAGAAAAGGAAGAAGAATAGACTTATATAATAGACTATTGTAACATATATATGGATCTTGAAGATGAAATTAAGTTAATATCAAGAGATTTGACAAAAATACAAAATAGACTATTTGTTATTCAAAGGATAATTGCTAAACAGAATTACAGAATTCAAGCAGATGGTATATTAGAATTTGATGATCCTATATTGAAAGGTGTAGGTCATGGTTAATACTCCCTGTAACCACCCCAGCTTCTTTTATAAAACTAATAGTAAGATAAAGGTAGCATACTGTAGGTCATGTGGAGCTAGAGTTGATTAACTTAGGAAGAAAATGATTAGTATATTAGAACTTACACAACAGGTATGGGTAGATACTCCTAAAGGTAGAGGTAGGTTATACCTAGTCACTGAATATGGTAGTGAGATAGAAAAGGTGTTCACCGTTATTTTGGACAATGGTGAGATTTGGGAATTCACGAATGAGTATATAAAGGCTACGGATAATATTACGTTTTCGAGGAAATCTAAATGATTGGTAATAAACAACTTGAAAAGATAGTGTGTGTAGCTTGTACTGAGCCTTTTGGTGATCATTCTAAGAGACAACTCATAAGATGTCTGTTCCGTATTCAGGGTACTATGGTCAGTAATGAGATAGACTCGGACAAGAAAACTGAATAAACCACCACCATTTATATATCTAGTATTTGTATCTAGGACTTGTATATATAAGGATCATTTTTTTCGTTTTTTCGCTATGCGCACCTACGCGTCTATAAATGCCTCCCATACTCTGTGGAAATGTTTTAAAAATAAAAGAGGATTTGATATAGTGGTTAATCTCTTTGTTAGATTAGCCTAGTATATCATTGATCATAGTCGTCAATTCTTCTATTGATTCGACTTTTTGACCATTTGCCTTAAAGGTAATCATTCTATGGAAATCGTTTCCTTCTGCCTTTAGTTGGTGTTTATTTCCAGCTAATACCAGATTAATATCTCCTGCTAATCTAGTAAAGGACAATTTCGGAGTTTTTACAGTATCGCCTTTTTTAGATGTGTATTCATCATCTACTAAGTAAAGCATTAACTGTTTAGTTGTGCTTTTTGTGTTTAGAATACGTTCTCTTTTGATTTTCTCGGCTTTTACTGAAGCTAGTGCGATTTTCCATGTTTCGTCATTCATGCCTTCAGGTTTTACCCATTTCTGATCGTTGTTCGGTGGTGTCATTGATAACCTCACGTGAGGATTTAATATAAGTGTTTACACGTTATGCGATCAGTTCAGATTTGGCTCCTTTGGGGTTATATATATCTTGCGATCAACAGCGATCACCTGAACATTTATATTAGGTATTAACACTCTATAAGATGACGCATGATTTTATCACAATCCAAACATTTATATTACCCATAGGTTTATAAGCATCTGTACACGGCTTCGCCCAATATATATGTTGCGATCAAGGTAAGATTTATATTAGGTTAATACGTAGTCAAGGCTTGTATCAACAAAATAAAACAAAAGGTTTATATTACCCACGCAATAGGAAAATTCGCTATACATCACGAA